CCTGCATGGTGGTGAAATTTTGTTACTCTTTTTTACTAACTTGAAATCGTAACAAAATTGGCAGCGGTTAGATGTACAATGTTGTAAATCGAGAGCGATATTAATAAGAAAACAATTGCTGTATTTCTCAAGACTTGCAATTTGAATGTTTTTGAGAATCGCTCTCAGCTGCTAAATGTGGTGTTTAAAGTGTCAACTAAATGGTGCACTATGTTAATAAGCGTGTTGGAATAGCTATGGTGGACCAAAGGAGATGGATCGATTTGACACGATCTAGAGAATTTTTATAGATCATAATCAACCTTCATTATGTTTGTGATGACAGGTACATATTTAACCATGCCAAAACGCAATCTACGGATGTCTTCCGACAGCTCAACCAATTCCTGTGGTGAGCACTCGTATCTAGCGCACAAACTCTCCATTGTGATGTATTCCTGGCTATAATCAGTTGTACTGATTGCATGCCCAAATTCATCACGAGATATTTTTTCGTCGTCTTCAAAATTAAAAAGATTATCGATAAGGTAATGTCCTGTGGTATTACTATTAACCGTTGAATTAAACCTAAAACGAAGTGCATCAAGGATTATGTTACCGGGTTCATGTACCAGTCCTTTGACTACTATTGACCAGAATATATCCATACGCTCTGAATAACTCATTGTATTGAATCTCTCAGGGGTAACGCATAGTTTTTCAGGCGTCATAGCATCATCAACAGATCCAAGTGACCTAAGCAAACAACCTAAGTTAGTGGATGGAATGAATTTTCCAGATATAGCTCGCATTGGCGATTGTTTTAAGAATTGGATCTTCTCTGGTACTAGTTCACCATCAATGAAGCAATCTGCCGTTGTGACTTTTACTCCAGCTTTCTTATAACCCTTGACAATGTGTTTAGATACGTCGTCGTAAGTTAATGGTTTAAATGTAGCTAGATAATAAAAAGCACTTAGTCCTCCGATCATGTCATGTACGTGATTTAGAACAGTTGTGAGTACACTTCCCGAACCGCAGAAAACTGAATCGAATTTTATTATTATTCTCTCCGTTCTTTCAAAAGGATTCTCTAGGGTGATTGGTAGAGTGCACTGTTTCACTAGTCCATTAGCACGGTCACGATGAAAGTTTGACAAACATAGACCACTAACAAGAAAAGTCAATTGACGTATTGTAGAATCGCTAGCAGAAATGTCCAGATTGAAAGCAAATGGTACTGAGTTTATTTTTCCG